TTTACTTTCGCGGCTTTGGTATTGACTTCGACTTCATTTTCGACGGTGGCCTTCAGCTTATTTCCGCAGGTGACTGCAATGTTTTTGCCGCGCTTCATGTGCACACAATCGCCCTCATCAGTGTAAAGGGCACACTCACCCTGCTCCAGATGCAGGCGGTAGCGCCGGTCATCCGAGGCAACACCGATATAGTGGTTGCCTTCGTTGATGATGATAATCTCCGCGCCCGGCAAAGGACGCGAGGTGAAGCCATAGTGCTGCATATATTCCCGGTTTCCGATCGTTTCGCCGGTGCGTCCGGATGCCGTAAACCGTTTGATTAATCCTTCCAGCACGGATATGACGATTCCTCTGATCATCACGCCACCAATCCCGGCTCGCCCAGGCGCAGCCTGGTTGTCGGGCCTTCTTCCTTGCTTAGTTCAAACGTCCGGCCATAGATCAAATAGTTTCCGTTCAGGCCCTGCGGTTCGTCCTGGATGCTGCAAAACTTATTGATGCCCCAGTTCTTTCCATTCTGACTGTGACGTCCCACGGTATAGCAATACCGCATCCCCTCGCGGCGCTGGTGCTCCATGATCAGGCGGGCGCGCATGGCGGGACTCACGTTATCGTTGCACTCTTTGGCCACGTATAGCTTATCAAACGGAAATGTCGGATCTGTGTGTTCGCCCCTTACATTGAGCTTTGCCGGATCGGATTCTCCCTCATACCCCTGCTGCTGAGCGACGACGATCACCCTTTTGTATCGCCGCGCGATGTCCGCTGTCACGTCCGATTCAATCACATTATTGCCTCTGCCGCTTTTCAGCATCTGCAAATGGTATTCCGGTGCGCCGTCGGTGAGCGGCCGGCCAAACACCAGCGTGCCTTTCGGCTCGCAGTAAAAGAGCATCCCCCGGCTCAGTGCGTAATTTTTCAGCACCTCAAATATCGTCATCCCAGCCTCGATCTGACCAATGCGCTGCGCCGTGTCCAGGGCATCGCAAATGCTGATGGCGGATGACGATTTCTTGCCTTTGAGCTTGCCGACGATGTTTGCCTGATATTTAATATCCTTGCGGTTTATAAAAGGGACGGGCTTCAAGAGCAATTCCGCCAGGGCCTTTAACTTCATGCCTTCCACGGGCCGCCAGGTGGATGGGTCGCAATAGGAATCCACCAGGAGCCCCATCAGGTCGCGCCCCGCCACCGACAGCAAGGACTTGCTTTTGAGAACCTTACGGTGGACCTGGTCGATGATGCCCGTCAATTCCAGCTCGCCGTTGATCCGCAATTCGCAGGACATTCCGGCCGCGACAGCAGTCTCCGGATTCGCCAGCTCCAGCTCGAACGCATCCGCCGGCGTATAGAGATCCGCGTCAATGCGGTATTTCTCAAAATGCTCGATGCGCATTTTATTGACGTAGAGTTCAACTTTGTCTGGCATAGACCTTGATCTCTCCTGAGGCAAAATTCGGGTTTCGGATGCTGTTGACCTTTAAAAGCCGCTCGGCATCGGTATAAGGCAGGCCGTACTTCAGGCACACCAAATGCAACGGCAACGGGTTATCCAGCACGGCCGTGATCATTTTTTCACGTTCGAGGCGGACTGTATTCACTTGAGTCAAAAGCGCCGCCGACATGGATTTCAGGCTGTCCATCTCGCGGGCGATCGACACCGCCGCCGCCAATCTTTCCCGGACGGTCGCCAGCGTGGCTTCGAGTTCATTGATGTTCATCACCTGAAAATCGGATTCGGCGTCGCCGGCGGCCTCTTTATCCTCTGCGTAGATGGCTGCGGCCTCCAGCGCAAGGCGCTGGGCGCAGGCAATCCGCAAATGATCGGCCATCACCCCACTGGCCAGTCTGGCGCCGTTTGATGTCGCGCCGTCGGCGATGTCCGTAAAACTGGCCTCCAGATCCGTGAAAGCGTCATCGAGCTTGGATATGAACTGTCCCGGATAGTTCCAGAGCGAATCATAGAGGCGGGCCGTCTTTTCCAGGGTGCGCGACAACGCCCCAAGAATCCTGCCCGGCAGATTCAGACTGTATGACATCGTCGCCTGAAGCGAGTTGATCGGGCTTACCACCTGGTTCACTCCGGCTTCTGCCGTGGCGATGTATGTTTCCACCTCCCCGGCAAACGTCCGGGTCGTAGTGGAATACCCCTGCATCTGTTCCAGGATGCCCTGGGCTTCGTTGAGAACAGCGCTCACGGCGGCTGCATCGGCTGCCGGCAGAACGGCCGCAATAGCCTGCATAAGCAGCGATTGCTGCTCTGTCTGACCCGCCTGATAGGCTTCGGCGGCGGCCGATTCGACATTCTCGGCCAAATCAACCGAAAGCGCATTGCGCATCTGCTCGATAAATGTAATGTCGATACTTACGGCACGGACGGAGTCATCGTGGCGGATGCCGATATGCTCGATCTTGCCTTTCATCAAGCCATATTTGGGGTGGACAAAATCAATCAGGTCTTTGGTCTCCAGGCTGGCCAGCAGCAGCGTGTGCATTTCGTAAGTCTGGTGATTATCCTCGTCGTCCCAGAACCAGCAGCGGAAGCGGATCACATGCGCCTTTTGCCCCATGTCCTCCAGATCCGCGCCGTCTACAAAGGGATAATCGTAGCGGGCGATCGCCTTTTCGAACTCGTCATCGATGGTCTCGAACTCAACGACAACGTCATTGAGGAGCCCTTCATCGGTTTCAAGCATCATGGCACTGAATTTTTCAGCCATCAGTACGCCCCCAGCGGATTCGCCCACGTGCCGCGATTCAGATCAACTTTGATTGTCGTATTGCGATTATTGTTTTCTGTGATGACACGGCCATTGCTATCGAGGCTGACAAAAAGATTAATCTCGTTTTTAGTTTCGGGCTGATCGAAGTAACCGTCTTTTAGCGCCGTAAAATCATAGATCCCGCCCACAATGGCACCCAGAGGGCCAAGCCCCTGAAGCACTTGCTTGCCCATGCCGTAGGAATTTTCGCCGCCATTCTCAAGCCACCAGCTTGAGGCTTGTGATGTTCCGACCGCAGCGGCTGCACCGAGATTGAAGAAGGCGGCGGCTTTCCAGAAACCGAGTTTGTTACCTCCACCGGGTACTTTACCACCGGGAGGTTGATTGCCGGCACCATAGGTTTCCGGTATCATCGACAAGGTCTTGTTGACAACGTAGACGGGAATCGGCGTCTTACCTAAGGCGCCGATTCCGCCCGTACCGGGCATGCCCTTCTTGCCGCTGGGTGTGAACGCATCTTTAAAAAAGCGAAATGTCTTAATCACAGCCGCAACACCCGCCAGCCCCAAAACCGTATAAAGACCACCCTTGGTAATGATCGGATGCTTATTCAGCACGTCCAGAGCCTTTGTAAATAGCTCAATCGGCCCTGCCAGATCCTCATCTATCAGTTTGTTTAATTCCGCGCGGAATAGAATCATTTTGGCGGTTGCCGTTTCCGTCCAACGCCCAAAGTCGCTCATCATCTGCGTGCCGTCGCCGCCCTGCTTCACGAATTCATCAAACAATCTGAAGTCGCCAAACTTGCGATAACTGAGCGCCATCGCATCCATTGCGCGGATGGATTCCTCGCCAAATATCTTGCGCAATTTGACCGTATCTCCCTTGGTGCGTTTGATAATTTCCTTGAGCACTAAATCGAAATCCTTCGTGACGTGACGCCCTTCCTTTTTGGATGCAGCCTCATCGAATATTGAGAATCCCGTCATGGCTTTGATCTTGCTGGCGCGTTGCAGCATGTCGGCAACTGTCCGTTCCACGGCGGTTGTTGCCATTTCCGAACTGCCTGTCCCGGTTCGTGCGATCTGAATGAACGCCCCGAATTTTCGCAGCCCTTCAGTGCCTTTGACTCCAAAGCTTGCCGCCGATGTAAAGAGGCGCTCACCGAGATTGGCCAGTTCCTTCATGGTAAATGCGCCCGCCTTGCCCTGCTGATTGAGAATATCAAAAGCGCCGCGCATCTTTTCCTTGCTGATGTCCAGCTTTTCGTTGAGATTGGAGGTGACAGCGCCGATAGCTGCCATCTCCGCGCCCGTCGCGGACGCCGCTATGCCCATATCACGGATGGAACCTCTTGCCAGTTCAATATTCCCGGTCTTTTCCACAATCTGTTCCATCCCGGACAAGAGATCCTCGGGCATTTGATAGGTATCTTTACTGATTTCCATCAGCTCTTGCTTGAGCGCCAGGGTTTGTTTTTGGGTAAGTCCGGCCTGGATAGCCAGGCGCGCCAGACGGGCATCGAAATCAATAACGTGCTTTCCCGCCATGACCAGCGCGGCGCCAGACGCAACGGACGCAAGGCCCGGAATGCGATCGCTCACATTTTGAATCGTGTGCCCAACCCGCGACAAGACCGCCGTGGCGCGGTTTCCGAAGGTGGTCAGCGAGCGACCCGCCCGATTAAAGGCGTTATCCAGTCCCCGTGATTCACCGTTTAATATGAGCTTTATGATTTGGTTCACGTCGTCTTACCTTATATGTGGTCCTTGTTCCCGGTTGCTTTCTTTCACGAATGACCTCTTCAGCGCTCAGGATATAGAGCCACTGCCCGGAAGTGAGGGCGTGGGCCGGTTTGCCAAATAGGCAATAAGCTGTCTGGCAATGGCGATATTTGAATATCTCCCAAGGATCTGCGGCTTTTTTTTTATCTCCTCAAAGAGATTCTCCAGTTCCTCTTCACTCATCACTTCCGGATTCGGCGCGCATTCCTTTTCAAAAACCACATACTCGTCCACCAGGATGTTTTTTTCCTCTACGGTGATCAGCCGGCGAAACTCATCAACGGAAAGTGTCAGGGGCTTTCCCTCCGTATCGGTGAGCGCCCGGTATAGCATCTGCAACGTCTTCTCGGCCTCGTAGGCGTCGACCGTAGACATGCTCACTTCCACGTCTTTGCTTTTGAAAAGGTGCTCCGTCGCAAACTGCGCATCCTGGCGCGCGCCTTCAGCCAGAACGCTCATCACGATGTCTTCGCTGGTTCCGGGATACTTGATCGTCCGTTTGTTCTCCGTGCCCTTTTTCAGTTTCTCCAGCAGACCCATTATTTCGTCCTCTTTTCGGCTGTGAAGGTGATAACTTGAACAACTTCGTTCTCGCCGTCGTATTTGGCCTCGCCGATCTCCAGCGTTGCGACGCCGGTATATTTGATGCGCGTGCCATTTTCACAATCAATCGTAATTGTGCCGCCCGCGACCTCTTCGAAATCCTCTGCCGGCGCGTCTTTGGGAACGGCATATTCGAGCTTCAGACCCACCTGCGCCGCGAGTTTGATGACGCCCGTCTTGTTCATCAGCTTTACGGCTTTGCGCAACACCCGCGCGTCTTCCGTTATCGATTTGAAATCGGTAATGACTTTACCGTTAACTTCCAGCCCTATCTTTGCCACGTATTCCATGGTGTCCTCCTTGTTTAGATTGCCACGCCGCGCTAGGCGCGGCTCGCAATGACATTTCTTTTACAACAGCAGGTCAATCCGGCCGGCGAAGACGTGCAGGCCGTTCACGACATCGGTCGGGATCTTCGCGTTCAGACGATTGGCATCCTGCAAGTCACGCTCAACGATCACGCCCGCAGCGTTGGCCTCCACTTCCTCGACAATCTCCAGATCCTGGAGCTGATAGAGCACGTCCATGATCTGATCACGCACAGCCTCCGGCGTCTTGCTGGAAAGCTTTTCCCTGGGGAACCGAAGCGCGATGCGCGTCCGCATGGCCTTGCGGACATAATCCAGGGTGCGGATGGTCGTGATGTCCAGGAGCGACACATCGTCAATGCCCTGCGCATCGTGGATATAGGTGCTGACCGCCCGGACGATCTGGACAACTTCGCCGGGACCGACTTCCAGCGGCGCCGTTCCGTTGGCCAGACACGATTCCTGCTCGGTGCGGGATAATCTCTGGGCCACGGCAGGAGCGGCGATGCCCGGCAATGCCAAGGTATTGAGCGGCCGTGCCGGATCTTCCTCAAAGGCCATCACGGCGGCGTATGCTGCGGCGATTTCAAAGGCCGGGCTGCGGGTGCCGCGTAAATATCCGCAAAGGATGCGGCCGGAATTGATGGTGCCGGTCAGCGTGGTCACCGTGGCCAGGGCATCGTCATCGGCAATGACGCCGACGGCGGGACGTTGCTCCATCGGGCCGGACACGCTGTCCAGATGCGCCTTCAGCGCGGCATACGACGTGGCGTCGATGAACGGAACGGCGATAATGTCGTACTGCTCGGCAAAAACAGCCGCCAGGGCCGTGGCCAAAACCGGATCGACCGATCCGGGCGTTGTGGCCGTCAAGGTCGCCGTGGTGGCGCTGGCTGTCACGATCGCTTCAAAGTCAATTTGATTGGCGACGACGCCTTTATTCTTGGCCGTGAAGGTGAGGGTCCCCGCCTCGTGAGCAACGGCGAAGGGCAGGGCCGGATCATTGTCGAGGGCCGCTTTCAGCGCCGTGCCGATAATCGTGGGCGTATCTCCCGAGGTTATGCCGGTCTGGTAGCGGACGTTTCCGACATAGAGCGTCAGCGTGCCGCTGGATGTGGCATTGACCGCAATCACCAGGGTGTGCACGCGGGCGACCGGGTTTCCGGTTGCCGCATCGTCGAGCGCGCAGACGGACAGATCCAGATAAGCGTTCGCTTTGATCGCTGCACGCACCATCAGGTGGGCAATGGAACCGGCGCCGAAATACGCAGCCGCTTCCGCGTCGGAGAAGACCTGCGTCGGAATGATCTGCGCGACGGTCCCGGCAGCAAGGCGCTGCCCGATGATCAACATGCGCTGCTTATTGGCCGGCAGCGTCCGCACGGCCAGTTTCGTGTTGAACTCAAAATACTTGCCCGGCTTGCGGATTGAGCTGGGTATTGAATCGAAGGAAATGTTTTTTGAAGCCATTATTTTTTACCTCCCTTTTTTTCTGTGTTTTCGGCCATGCCGGATACCTTCTCGATCACCAGCGAACCATCGTCCACCAGGCGGCGATAATAGGCGCTGTCCGGCATCTCTTCGGCTTTGCTGTCGGTGATATATTCACGCGGTTTGCCTTCTTTGGGGCAGCGGGTGCCCGGTGCTGCTTTCACATGCATAGTGCCTCCTTTGTTACGTTGTCGATAATGTCACGAGATCCGACGCATCCACTACAGTGTCATCCGCCGGGTCTTGCAGATAATAGTTCAGGCCAACGCTCAACAGCTCAACAATCGCCTCGTCCGACAGCTTTTCAATGATGAAGCCGGTTTCGAATTCCAACTGATAGACGATCTTTCCGGCGCCCGCTTCCTTCTCGTCGGTGATATTGTCGAGACGAACAGGCGCGAGCCCGTCTATTTTCAGTCCCAGCTTCTGATCCACCAACGCAGAAAGAATACCCAGCAGAATGGGATATACACCCCGCCTGCGGTCGGCGACGCTGCGGAGATTCTGGAACGTGACGATGACAAATACCTGCGGCTTGATTTTCCACGATTGGGCAACACGGACAAAACTGCCGTTGCCGACGATCACATCAATAGCGGGCACGGCCAAGGCACTGTGCGCCACGTCAATATCGACGCGCTTGGGCTCGGTGAGCTTCGTATTCAGGCGGGCAACGATGTTTTCTTCGATGCTGGTAAACATGGTCAAAACCCCGTCATCTTGTCGCGCGTGAAGATGCGGTCATTCACCGTTTTGTTCGATTCCGCGCCGCCCGATGCCGACGGCGTCGCCGGCGGATCTACGCCGAGCGTCGGGAGCCCCTTGGCAATGTCCTTCAGCCTGGACACAGCGCGGTCATACCGTTTTTGGATGTCTTCCGGGATGGTGCGTCTTGCGTAGAGGTAATAGATCGATAACTCGACGGAGAGCCCGAGGATCAGGCGCGGCACGGTGGCAAAAGGCACGCTGTATTTCACGGCACAATAACTGTCGATCTCCGCGTCCGCCGCCTCAATGGCCTCGTCGATGCGCGCGATCATCGGCGCATGCGAGGGCGTGGCCGGGTTAATCGTCGTCGGCTTCAGGTTCTCGTCATCCACGAGCTGGATGAGCGTTTCTTCCGGCAGCAGCTTGGTTATGTCCGTGAGAGTGCAGTACATTCAGACCTTCCTAAGTAAACGTATAATACTTGTCGATCTTCTTGATCGTGGCAGTGAAGGGCAGCTCCGCCTGATATTCGCGCGCCTGGTCGGCCAGAACGCCCGATCCGGTAAAGGCGACATATCTTTCTCCGTCCATCAAAAACTGTATCGTCAAGCAGGCCCCCGTTCCTTTTGCACCGTATTTGCTGGGCTTGATCCGCATCGCCAGCACTTCAATTTCCCTGTTTAATATCGCTTCAATCTTTAACTTTGCGCCGTCAAGTGGAGCATGTTCTCTTGCAAAATCACTGAATCGTTTTACTTCTGCCGTCATCTTCGATAGCCTTTCGCAGCGAATCTAATTGCAGATGCTTTTGGAAATTGCGGCTATTGGCCCAGCGCATCCAGCCGGTTACGGATGCCAGGGTTGATCGGTACTGTTCAGTGGATATCTTCTTTCCGGCGAGCAGTTCGGGGAGAAGACGCAGTTTGCGTTTCATCCGCGTGGCGGTGGATTTACGCAGCAGGACATGATCCGGGAAATGCCGATAGCCCAGAAAATCCACACCGCGCGAGACAGGAAACAAATCGCATTTACTCATTGAGAGCTTCAATCTTAATGACAGATATTCCTCAATGATTAGCGCCATTCGTCCCAAATATTTCTTATCATCGTGGAAAATGCAAAAATCATCACAGTAGCGGATATAGGCTTTTACGTGGTGCGTGTGCTTTAGAAACTGATCCAGTTCGTTCAGATAGAGATTCCCCAGCCACTGGCTGGTATAGTTTCCGATGGGCACGTTCTTGCCGTCCGGTACGCTGTAGATAATATCTTTTAAGAGCACCAGCGTGTCAGCGCACTTGATTTTCTTCTGCACGACAGCAAACAGAATGTCATGATCGACTGACGGATAAAACTTCCGGATGTCCATTTTGAGGCAGTACTTGTATTTGCGGACATATTCCATCGTCCTGCGGCTTCCCGCATGAATGCCGCGCCCGGCAATGCAGGCGTAGGAATCCGAAATAAACAGGCCCTGCCAGATCGGTTCAATCACCCGCATGATCGCATGGTGGATGATGCGGTCGGGGTAAAACGGAAGATCAAAGATTTGCCGCGTCTTGGGGACGTGGATATACATCGTGCGGTATTCGGACGTCCGGAACGTTTTGGAAAACAGCATCGCGCGAATCGCCTGACAGGTATCATCCAGATGCTCCTCACAATGACGGATAACGCTCTTTTTCTTCTTGCCGCGTTTTGCGTCGGCGAAAGCCTGCCGGATGTTTTCCAGGTCGGTTATCTTGCTAAATAGATTTCCGTGTCGTCTCATCTTTTTATTAATGCCAGTAAAGTTCGGATGCCCCTACTAACTACCGGCATTCTCCGTTATGTGTTTTGCCGCCGTCAGGCGACAAGGCCAGAGGGTCCAGCCAGGTGGAGTTGCTGCTTTGATCCTGTATCCGACGCGAAGCGAGCCCCGATATTCGAATTCGTATTCCAGCGATAGTTATTCGCATTCCGGTAGCGCGAGCCGGCATTCGTTGCATTCGTCCAATTGCCACCCGCGAGCAGCTTCGTCATTGATCCTCCAGCCTATACTTTTCGCGCCGTGTGGCGCGCTCTTCGTTTTCCGTGTTCTTGCAACTCACAATGGCTCCGACGCGAAGCGAGCCCCGACATCCGAATACGTAGACCAGCGAGAGATAGCCGCAATCCGGTAGCGCGAGCCGGCATACGTAGCATTCGGCCAAGAGCCACCCGCGAGCAGCTTAACGTCTCCATACGTGCTCTGTTTGTAGATCGAGCCCTTGTTGCTGCCCGCATCCTGATAAGTCCAGGCCAATGAATATGACGCCAGATCGAGCGTGCCGTTGGCAGCGGTCGGAGAGGTAAATTCCAGTCGCTCATCGGCTCCGTCGTCATAGGTAATGGCCACGCCGGGAGTCGCCGGTGCCGCATTGTAGGTTATCTTCAGTGGGTAATTCGGGTCGCTCGTATCGAGATAATCCGATTTGCCGCCGGGCAGGGCAGCGAGCAATCGACTCGGCTGTGTGGCGTCTTTGTCAAAATACAATTGAAATCCGCCCGTGGCGGCAGCGGCATCGTGATTGACCATCACGGTTATCGCGTTGCCGAACGTCAGCCATTTGTTCACTGCATCAGTGGCTATGTTGCTGCATAGATACGGCCTGCCGTTGGCGTATTTAACATAGATCGGATTTCCGCCAGGAGATGCTGCGTGGGTGATCGTCAGTGTTTTGGTCGCCGCTGACATTGTGCCATCGGCGTCCCAGCGGTAACTCTGATCGAGCAGCCATTGGTTCATCACGCCGGCCATGTCCTCACAGCCGATATTGGAGATCATCCTGCGGGCTGCGGTATCTGCATGGCCGCCCGTGGTTACGGGATCGGCTGAGCCGGCAATGTTTGTTTTTTCGTTGCCGCCCGTCGCTGCGAGCTGAAATTCCATGTCACTCAGCAAGCGTTTGCCGACCGCGCCGCCGTCATCGACAAAATCACCCCACACTCTCGTATCGGTAATCGTGCCGCCATTGACCGAGGCCGTTGACGCGCCCGTGCCGGAGGCCAGGTAGATGTCCACCCACAGGTGGGCTTTCGCGTCATAGACCATCCCGGCATTATTTCCGCAACGGGCGCGGTGCTTCAGATCCCAGATCGAAGCGGGAAGAATATCTTTGTTAGTGTAGCCGGTCAGGGTGTGATCAGCGATCACTCCCACGTCCGCGCAGAGCGTATGAAATCCACCGATTTTACGGCTGGTGTTAGCAGTAAATCCGTCCGGAAACGTTGAATTGAGCGACGTTGTGAAGATAAGCTGCCCACCTGAACTACACGCGTAAATGCAATAGTCCTTACCCGCAGCAAGGGCACCTGTGTCCAAATTGCCAACGGCGTCGATGATAACGTCCGTGTCGCAGAAAAACCAGTCCGTTCCGATCCGCACAGGGATTAAACTTGATCCTTTGAATATCAATTTCTGATGATCGGTTGCATGGGCAATAATCAGCCGGTCGAGTTTGTCCAAGGCAAACCCGGCCAGGATTGCTCCGCCGTAGGCAATGTCTTCCTGATTAAATCCAAAGACGCCCGGATATTTTGCGAGGATCACTTGACGATTCATGACGCACCTCCCAGCAAAGCCGCAACTGCTGTGCGGCTTTCAAAACCTTTAACCTTCCACCGCGGCATGGGATTTTCGATCTCTGCGATTGTCTCGGCCCCATCTTCGGATATGGAAACTACTTGCCGGGTGGTATCATCATCCGCGTCCAGGACAGCGCGCAGATCCGCGAGCGCGCGATCCCGGAATTCCGGCACAGCGAGCAGGTTCCGATAGTCCTGAACGGTGGCGATGTGTTTGGGGTATCCATTCATTGGCTTAACCTCCCGATGATGGTTCCGGAGGTATAGTCGCCGGTTTTAACACCAAAGCGGTAGCGGCCATCCTTCTCGACTTCGTGTCCCACATATTCACCGGGTGTGCCAAAGGTCGCAACATCGAACCAGGTTGAGCCACCATCAAAGCTGCGCTGAACCGTGACAATTGCCTGCCATGTTCCAGACAGCGAAAAATTAAACAGCCCACCCAACGGAACAGATCCCGAATATTGGTTTTCGCCGGTAATGGATTTTTCTTTTAGTTGATCAATCATGCCCGTTCCCTCTCCTTACAGATATTCCTCACGCTCTCATTTTATTATTTTTGAGAGCGTGAGGTAATTCCATTACGTTGCGTAAGTGTCCTTGAACAGATAGCCGAGAGCCGCGTGCACCAGCACGATGTCCGTCTCTTCGGCGACTTCATAGACATCCTGATGCTCGGCCGGTTCACGCCAGGTGGTAACGCGCCGGGGCTGGCCGTCCTCATAGGCGATGCGCGCCTGCAAGCCTGCCGTGGCCACTTTCAGGCCGAGAATTTTCGGGCGATGGAATAAAAACCCCATGCCTTTTCCGGCGTTCACTTCCCAGATGGCCGCACCTGTAAACTCGGTCCCGGCTTTGGTTTCTTTGGCGGTATTCTTGATCGCGCCGCCGACCAGGACTTCGTCCAATTCCAGCATGGCGGCCAGCAGCTCTTTGGTCATTACGCCGCGCTGGGTGTATTTGATTTTATCCAAAATGGCTTCGCATTCCTTCAACGCCAGATACGTGGGCTCATCGATGACCAGGACATTGGCTTTTTTGCCGGTTGCCGCCTTGATGGCTTTCTGGCCTTTGGTGATGTCGGCCAGGAAGGTATTGGTGGCGCCTGCCGGACTCCAGAGGCCCTCGGCATCCTCGCCTCCGGCCGCGCCGTCCACCCAGGTGCCGCCGGTAATAAGCGACGCCACGCGGATTTCTTTCTTAAGATCGACTTTGTCGGACGCAAAGGCGATGGCGTCCTCATCCGGCTTCAGGGGCGGCGCGTTTTTCAATTTGGAAAAGCGCCGGTCTTCGTCGGTGACTTCTTTTCCGAAGGCATACTCTTTGGTGGCCACGGATACTTCATCGATCTTGTATCCGCCACGGTTGGCGCGCGTTCCGGCCGCGCGGATGCCCGCCTCATCCCGGAACCAGTCGGCCTTGTTGTACACGGTGATCTTGGCCTTCGGGTCCGCGCCGTCGAGAATAGGGAAGACGCGATCAGCGATGTAATCTTCGTTCTTAAACGCGATGGATATGTTCTGCAGCGGCCCTGCGACCATAATTTCTTTTACGTTGGGAGCCATGTTATTTTTCCTCCTAGTTTATGGTTGATGGTGAATCGTGAAAGGTGAAGGGAATTTCTATTCATTATTCACTCTTCACTTTTCACACGTTTTTAGTGGACGACCGTTCCCAAGCTATAAATGGTAACCGCTTCCGTTCCGCCGCCGATATTATCCAGGACGCACAAGAACCGCTTGGAGTTGTTCTGCGCGATGGTCATGGTACCGGAGAGCGTCACGCCTCCGTCGCCCGCCGTTAAGGTGATCGTTTCCGCCGCGTTTGCCGTGTTTCGGATCGTGAACTCAAAACTTGACCCTACAATGCCACCGGCGAAACCGGCAACGATCTGCGCTGCTGTCGGCGTGACGTCGGCACGGTTGTCGCCATTCGGATCGCGGAGAATCAGTCCGCCGATCAAGTTGGCAGCGGTGTAGGTTTTAGCTCCGGCGGTGGCGTCGGTTAACGCCGTGATATGGAACCAGCCGGTCTGGGTAATACCGGGCACATGCCCGACCAGCAGCACGGAGCCGAGATCGTCTTCAGCGCCGGAGGCTTCCAGCACCAAGGCCCTGGCATACGCCAAAGCAGCGGCGGCTGTCTTGCCTTTGCCGGCGTCGGCAGCGCTTACATATTCGGCCTTGACGAAAGCGTTCACTGCGATGGCGTCATTCATTTGCAATTTGCTCACGCCGAGAATGCGGACGGCTGCGGCTTCGCCCAGCGCGGGCTTGTTCTGTAATATGCCGAGCAATGCCTCAACTTCACTATCAGGCCGCCGCACACCGGTGGAGGTGAGGACGACAAACTTGTACTGATCGTCAACCAGGCTCTCTGCGGCCGGGAAAGACAAATCCAAAATCATATTTTCCATTTTTGACTCCTTTACATTTGGTTATGTTATTTTTAACCGCTGGTTTATTCTCCCTGGACCTGTGCCTGGTATTCCTGCACCAGCTCCGGATTTTCCGTCTGCGTTTCGGCAAATGCGGCGCTGTAGGTCAGGGCCGTGTTGGCCTTCATCTTGGCGCGCGTCAGCGCGTCGAGCTTTTCGCCCGCCGTGGTGGCTATGCCACCTGTGTCTTTGCCGCGGGTAGCCACCTCGGAGAACTGCACCAGGGGCTTGGCGCTATCCAGCATCGCCTTAAGACGGTCAAATGCCGTGGCCTTTTCCTTGGTTTCGCCAAATTCGATTTGATTATCGCTTTCGGCCAGAGCAAAAAGAATTTCCGGCAGACCGAAGGCAATAGTGGCCGGTGTGATCCTGCCCGCTTTGGAAAGGCAGTCGCAAAAGGCGGCGATCTCGCCTTTGCGCGCGGCAAGCTTTTCCTGGCGCTTTGTTTCGGAAAATTCGGCTGTTACTTTTTCGCGCTCTTTCTTCGCGGCTTCGGTCTTTGCGGATTCGATGTCGGCTTCGGAAAATTTTCCTGCCGTTGCGGTCTGCGTAATGGTCGTAGCGGGACCATCGTCCGGCATCTTGGCCAGAAATTCATTAAAGAATTTGGCCAGCTTTTCTTTGAAACTCATATTTGTATCCTCCTTTTCGCTGTATAGTGATTGGGTTGGCGCATCGGCGGGCGCTTGTCCTGCCGCTCTCATATCGTCTATCTTCCAGTCCGGAATCAGCCGGTCGGCTGTGTCCTGACCTTCCTTGGCAATGAAGTGCTCGCGGATGTTGCGGAATATATCGGCAAGCGAGTTCCAGGCGTAGGACTCGGAAAACTCAAAACTCGTGACGTCTCCTTCGGCGAAGGCCACGTCGGGCAAGCCTTTCACGGCGGGCGGCATCGCGCCCAGAAATCCGACATGGCGAAGCGTGCCGTCGGGATAAAAGGCGGCGGATCGTTTTTTATAAAGTCCGTCCGCGACCATTTGGGCAAATGCGGGCTGCACCTGTTTAAATTTGGCCATCAAAAGATTGCCCTGCTTTTTCAATCCTTCCACCCAGCCATAGGCGGGCGCGTCTTCTTTGGGATGGCCGATCACCGCAGGCGGCTCATGCTTACCGGCGCTGAATTTGGCCAGTGCTGTTTCGATCAGCGCGTCTCCATCATGCGTCACGCCGTTGGAGTCTGTTTGCGCGCCGCCCCGGAATATCGGAATCCATGCGTCAAATCCTTTTTGATTGTCCATGCTGTTTCTCCTTTTTTAACCCTCCAAGGGAACTGAACTGCCGAATGCGTGATTGAGATATCGCTCCGCTCCTTCGACGTAGAGCTTTTCAATGTCCGCATCCTGCGCGGCCTTGAGCAGGAAGGGATTCGCCTTCATGCCTTTGGTGGAATGCACGGGATGCTTCATGCCGGGCCAGAAGAGCGGCTTCGTCGTCCGGACCATCTGCACGGGGTGCTTCGCGCCGGGCCAGAAGAGGCCCTTCGCGTTTTTCGGGACGATGGTGATCTCTTTTTTGGAGACGATCCGCGTTTTATGCGGGCCGTATAATCCCGTGCCGCGATGGACAAATTCCGCATAGGGTGCGGTAAAAGTGATGGTGCCGACGGTGCCTTCGGCGTTGACGTCGCTTGTCCCGCTGTTGGCCAGGTTCGATGTTTTCATCGGCGCGTATTTGATGGCGCGTGCTTCGATATCCGTGACGACGTTGATCATCCCGGCGCGGCGGGCGCCCGGCGAATTGCGGGTGAGGCCGTTGGCCAGCCGGTTCAAATCCGGCGTAATTTTGTGCGTAATGTTCATACACTCACCTTCTTGATGATCCTGCCCCGGCAGTGCGGATGATACGGCGGAATTCGTCCCGCGTTGGCGCTGTATTCGATTCTGTCCACGGCCTGCGCGAGGCGGTTCATCTCGGCATTTATCTGCCTCAGATCCGCTTCGTATTCGTCCGGCGTCATGTTTGCCTGTCGCTCCATGACCGAGTAGGCCGTAGCGACGCTGATCACCTTGCCGTTCATCGAGGCGCAGAAGGCGCAGTCTTGTGTGGGCTCGTAGACTTCCATCTGCGTCACGCGGCCTTCGTTCATTTGCGAAAGGCTCGCCCAGTTGCGCGTGCGCTGCACGCTGGTTTCCACAATGCGGCGGATCTGCCAGTCCTCCAGGTCGGCAACTTTCTGCCCCAGGAGATTGCGAAACTCGGCGATGTCTTCCGGATTGCCACGCCCGAAGAGGCCTGCGCCTTTCTCCAGGTATCGCTCCTGAATGAAACTGCGCATGACGCTTTGCGCGTCCGGATTCTTGAGCCATGACGACGTGTAGAAGTGATCGAGCTTGCCCAGGAAGTTGACGGCGCGGATATCCGGCCCGCCGAAAGATAGGTTTACGCCGGGAGTCTCGCGGAACGCCGCGTAGATCTGCGCAACGGCGTCTGTGATAACATTGCTGCCGATCGCTTTTGCTGCGGATGCGCCGAGGGTGTCTTCAATGTGCGCAACGAATTCGGCTTCATCCGGCGGCACGGGCAGCGATTTGAGCCACGCCTCGATCTCTTCAAGCGCACCTTCACGCGCAGCCGAGAGGTGCGGCGCAAGATGTTTCATGTAGAAGTCAATCCAGGCGTCCGTGGGGTCGATGACTTCGGCAAACTGCTTTTCCTGGATACCGGATTTCTCCGGTATGACGGATTGTAGCTGGTCGGGTACTGTCGCGGCCTTGACCGGCGTTACCAGGTCATCGCCCGGTTGCGGTTCGGGTACGCCGTACATGTCGTAGAAATATTTTTTGGTGATCGGCAAGCCGATATCGACGACCAGGGTTTTGTCCACCTCCGAGCGGACTTTCAAATCCGGCTTGGGTCCGGCATAAGTTTTGATTTTGGGATAGGCCGCGACGCCGGGGAAATTGTAATCGACAATCCATTTGATTAGTGTGTCGTTCAGACATCCGTCCAGCAGATCCGCATCGGCTTCGATGATTTCCTGCCGCACGTCCGCCTGGGCCTGATCATTGCCCAGCTTGCCGGGTGTGCCTTCGGTTGTGGCGGTCTGGCCCAGCACGGCTTTGGAGATCTGCTTGTCCATGTATTCGCAAAGCTGCTCATGGGTGACTCCGCCCGCGCGGGAGGCTTCCAGAAACTCCAGCGAGGTATTGTCGGGGACTGTGATGCCGGTGTCTGTCTGGATGGCGGAGATGACGTCGAGCAGTTTGTCCTGCTCAGTCTTCGCGGTGCCGGGCGGGTACTTGCCCACGATGGTGGGCATGCCGAATTTTTCCAAAAACACCATCCAGAATTTGATGCCGTGCTTTTTAAACCACACGGGCCACCATAGCCTGCGCCCCAGGCCGCAGCCGTAAGGGTTGTCGGAATCGCCGTAGGTGAAGGTGACAAACTTGCGCTCCGGGACAGCTTCGCCTTCGATCATGCTTTGCAGGGTGATGAGACGCAATTCACGCGCGGGGGTAAAGATGAAACGGCGCGGATGTTTGCCAATAAGTTTTTGAATGCCTATCGAGCCGTGGCTTCCAGGAACGGCGGATATGTAACGCCATATGATTTCAACGTTGTAGAAGCCGTACAGAACGGCCTTGACCAGTTCCTGCCGGGCCTGATCGAAATTGCAGTCCATCAGCACCTGCGCTACAAACGCAGCCTGGGCCTGCTCTTTGGTCGTGGTTCCGGGACGGCCCTTGCCGCGCAATGTTTCGGCGGGCTGGATTTCCCATTCTTTGCCGATGACGGCCATGCAGCGCTGCTGCAAGACGCTTCCGGCATGTGCATCGCGGTCGACTTCGTCGTATAAACGCAGGCCACGGCCCGCCGCTTCGCTGCGCAATACGGGATCTGGATTTTCCAGCCGCCGAATCCACCCGGCAAAAACGTCGATGTCCTTCTCCAGGGTGGCAAATTCGTCGGTGTTTGCCCGCGTATTTTTAATTTCCTGCCCAAACTGGTCCAGCAGCACTATAGATACCCCCCGGAAACACGCCTAAGCGTGTTTATAAACATTGTGTCAACGAAACTCCCCATGACGGGGCCTCCCAGCGCCCAAAATCGATTGTGGGGCATTTTAGGCGTTGATTGCATTTCGGTCATCGCCTTGCTCTCCGCCTGGCGCTTAATGCCAATTCTTTGCGGCGGTTCATTTTGAATATTTTACGTCCTCCCCTGTGAGAGGGTAGGTTGCGACACTCCGGACCGTTCCACATGCGTCCGTTAAATCCGGCGGCCATCATCAAAAAGTACGGAAGTATGCTTTTATTCATTTCTGCCTATCCTCCTATAAACGAGTTCATCGATCTGCCGGATGTCACCTGCCGGGTGCCGGTGGTCCCAAATTCGAACGCGCCGGTGCTTTTTTGCAGGTAGCTGATCGCCATCTCGCTGGCGTCCGGGCCGTCGTCGTGCACAATCGGGTTCAGGATATAAACAAACTGCTCGCGCAATGTGTTCTGGTCGCTGTGGTTCTTTTCGAACTGCATCTTTTTGTGTTCCCACAAATATTCGCAGGTACCGATGATGCGCGAATCGATCTTGCTGGTCGTGGGCGTGATCGGCTGCCAGGGCAAATAGCGGCCCACTTCCTTGGCGTAATTTTGAATCGCGTCGTGCAAAAATTCCTTGAGCATGTTCTCTTCCACGATGACCCGGCCGGGATACAGGGCATTCTGCGCATAGGCGGCGGCAAAGAATTCACTGATCGAGCGGCGCTTGATCCAGGCATGCATGCACGGGAAGGTCATGCGCTGGCGGTCCATTCCCCATGTGACCACAGCCCGGAAGTCGGATTTTGAATTAGCCGTGCTTGCCGGATCGACTCCGGTGGCAAAAATCAAAGGCCGGTTGATTACCTCGATACGGCCGAAGAACGTGACGGTGTCTTCCGGAAAAGGAGAATCCTCGGTGGCGACCTTGTTGCGCATTTCCTTGTTGAAGGTGTACGTGCCGACATCATGCTTTTTCTGCATGAGCCGTTCCCAGGGCCAAAGCGCCGGCCAGAGGGAAATGTGATTCTCTTCGTCCACGATGGCGTCATAGACCTTGGAGACATAGCGCGGCAGGCCGTCTTCGTCTTCCTCGGCGATCAGCTTTGATATCGCGGAAAGCGGGTGGAAGAGGTTGCCGACCATAATGGCCGAATAGCCCTTGCCCAGGGAGCCCAGGACGGCGCCGCGTATCCAGTTGACAATTTTCTTCGTGGTTCGCGGGCTCTCGACGGTTTCGTCATTTTCCATGTCGTCAAAGATCGCCATGTCCGGACGGTACTGACGGAAGCGGATGCCGCGCACCTTGTCGCCGCGTCCTCGGGCCAGCACCTTCACGCCGTTCGCCGTCTCGAATTCGTCGTCGCTCCAGCTCTTTGTTTTCAACTTGCCGAAGTCGTGAATGATGCGCGGGTTCTCTTCCAGCTCCAGCTTTATCTGAAGGCTGAACGCCGTTGCCTGTTCGTGCGTGTCGGAGCATGGCCAGATAAACCGCTTGAGGCGGTAGCAGATCTTCTGGACGGGATTGCCCAGGGTAAAGAACGTAGACTTGGCGTGCTCGCGCGGCGCGCCGACCAGGGCAAACTGATCCTGAAGCTCGGTGATCTCCTGCCATTCGCCGTGGAAGTCGCCGAAGGCAACGCTGAAATAGTGCGGCATATATGTGGCGAAGAAATACAACAGATCCGTGCAGCCGCGTTCCCGGCGGGCGTGCTGCTTGGCGGGCGTGTCGTTCTCGAAAGGGGACACGGATTCGCGTATCCACTTTTTGAGTTCCTGCACCTGCTGATCGAATTGCCCTTCGGTCAGGTTCGGTCTTTTACGCATTGCCGGCATTCATCTGCTCCGTTTTAAACTGCATGGTCATCGCGTCGAAATCCGCCGCGAGGGTTTTCAAACCTTCCGGATCGTTGTCTTTGAGCCAGGCGACAATCCACTGGATGTTTTCCAGGAATACTTTTGCCTTGTCGTATCCGATAGCCGTGCTTTCCTGGGCGCGGAATTTGACGACCAGTGAGCCCAGCTTGGAGAGGTTGTCGAGCGAAGCACCCTCGATCGCACCGGGCTGGCGCTCTTCGGCGTAGGTCAATTCGCGCTCCAGGAGAGCTTCCATGCGGATGCCGAAGTTGGCCTTGCGGGCGCGCGCCTTGTCCCATTCGTCAAATTCCTCGGAAGGCTTCTTGGTCTGCCCCTTCCAGGCAGACAGCGTCTGGCGCGACACATTCAGCGCGGCCTCGATATCGGTGAGGCTTTTGCCGTCGATGAACATCTGCCGGGCTACCGGCTCCAGTTGCGTGCGTGCGCCTTTTTCGGCCATCAGCATTCTCTCCAGACGCCTTTTTCAAGGAAGCCGTGCCAGTCATATTTGTGATCGCCGCATGTTGTCTTAATCGATGGTGATACGGTTATTGTGTTGTCGTCATGCTCTGTGATTTTCCAGATCTTATCGTTTATCCGGCCATGTATTCCTGTCGGAAGACAAAGCATCCATGATCCGTCCGACCACTTTGAATATTCACCCGGATTACTCGGACTCTCATTGTCGTTCAACCTGGTTCCCTGCAAAGTTTTGCTCATTTACTTCAGCTCCTCTTCGAGCCGTTTGATTTCTGCCTGGGCTGCTATCAGTTCCGCCCATTTACTCTTCATGTCGTCCCACTGGACGTCAATTTCAGCGACTGGCATATCCTCGGGCGCGTGCAGGCTCAGATCAATGTTGATGCAGATAAGCTTGGCCAGCGCCGTGATATCCGCGCGCAGGCGCTTACAGGTGTATTTCAGGTTCGCCAGTTTCGTGCGGCGCATTTCATTTTGCAGGCTCATCCGTCAGTCCTTTCGATTGTTGATTCCTACTTTGATCAATTGATGGCACGGGGTTCTGGTTTTTAAGAACGTCGTCAGTTCCGTCGTCGCGGCCGTGGCGAGCCTGATTGTATCGGCCTGCTCCTGGGCAAATGGTTTCATAATTCTCGACGAGCTTGACGTTGTCCTTGTACATCTTCACCGCTGCTTCGTGCCTTTTCTCGATTGATCGATTGACAAAGAAAGTAATGACCCAGGGACCGAAAATGACGGCGATGATGATGGTTCCGATCGGCCATGTGCCGATCTCCGTAAGAATCGCCGCGATCGCCGATATGGTGGCCGTCTGCTCAGGTGTCATTGCTTGTTCCCTCCGCTATGGTTTGGCATTTGATGCAGCGTGTCGCGTCCGGCTTGGCTTTCATCCTTGCTATCGGGATCGGTTTTCCGCAGTCGTCACACTCCCGCCATTTTCGGCCGCCTGGGATGGGCTGAAAGAAAGACGGACGATTTAGCGCCGCGTGCTCGTAAACCTCCGTCATGTTCTGGGCGAGATCCGCGTCGTCCATCAGTCCTCCATCATTTCGTCATAGGTGGCCGATACTTTGTACCTGTGAAAATAACCGGGAAAGACGCTCACAAATGCCGACTTGCCGCCGCGCTTGATGAAGTCCCAAAAACGGTTCGGCTGGTCTATGAGCCAGTGCTGCCATGTTGACGATTTCCAGCGCCTGCGTTCGAACGCGTCAAAGAATCGTTGTAACTCCAGATAGATTCTGGCGGCTTGCAGTTTGGTCGGGGTCAGTTGCTTTTCGCGTGTTTTGAAATCGGATCGGCAGGCCAGATCGTGTCCGGCTCCCGCCTCACGATTACTGCCCTTGACGACAGGCACGCTTTCAGTGTCATGGACAAAGCCGTCCGGCGCGTCGCACCAGTCGCCCATGACAACAGAGTAAAACGACCACGTTCCGATGTTGCGGACGTACCGAGGATCTCCCAGGATGAGTTCGCAGCGTATCGGGCCAGATATCTGTGTTTGTGCTGTGTCCATTGTCCGTTCCCTTAATTGTGCCCTGGAGGCATCCGTTACGTTCCGGCATATACCTCCAGGGCTTCGCTTAATTTTCGCCGGGCGGCGTCTCAGTCCGGAACGCCACGGCTACTTGGGTATTCCGTCCAGGCAGTGGCCCTCCAGGGGTCCCATGCCGCTGTAAAACCAAGTGATCGCGTTAAATCCGGGACACGTCTTTTTGACATCCGGGAGATCCCGGTGCCCCATAACCTCTGCTGCCGGGTAGGCTTTGCTGAGAACATGGACCAGCTCGCTTACGGCAAGCCATTGCGCCCGCGTGAACTTATCTGTGCCGAGCATGCAGATGCCGATAGAATCATGATTATGCCCGGCGGCATGTGCGCCGATCTCCTCAACGCCGCGTCCGGTGTGGACGGTGCCGTCGATGTAAATCACATAGTGGTAGCCGATGGATTTCAATTCAGGGTTGATGATGGGAGCAGAGCGTTTGTATCCCGCTTGCCGATGCCAGGCGTCGATATCCTGCACGGTCTGCGGCCTGCCGTCGGGCGATGCCGAACAATGCAGAATGATTTTTTCGATCAGTCTTGATGCCATTCCCGCCGTCTCCTGTATCTGCCGGCTCATGCCTGCCGGTTGCGGCCCTGTATGGCGTCAGGGTGTGTCCGCAACCGACAGGCATGAGCAGGAGATGAAGTTGAGGGCGACTATAAGGGATGGGCGCATTGCGCGCCACGAAGGGAATTGAGTAATGTAGTTGCTGAAAAGAATTGACAACGAGGTTAAAAAAGATTGGGCTGTTCGTCTGCCGGGCGGCGCTGGACGATCTCGCGTATCCAGGATTCGGTCAGTTTGTATTTGCGGGCGAGGTCCCGGTGATTGCAGCCGGTGAACTCCGCGCGGATCTGCGCGTCACGCTTGTCCCGCAGGAGAGAATCCAGGCGCGGGTAGTAGAAGGACAGCCCGCCCAAGTGCTGGGCGAGCCTGAGTGCGCCTTCCACACCGACGATCTCGGCCACCGGCTGGTAGGACTCCGGAAGCTCCTCAACGGTCATTTGTGCGGCGATATCATGCAATCCGTCTTGCGGCATTTTATGCTCCTGTTTCTACCATCGCGTGGGTCGGCTATGCACTCTTTTTATTCGCTCTGACGGGATGGATGTTCTTCTCCCCGATGCGTCAGTTACTATGTACCATCCCGCTTCGGCTTTTCCGCTTGTGCAATAGCTGCCTCCAGGTGCCGTTGTTTCCGGGAAAACTTCCTTTGTTCCGTCAATATATTCAACCGTGATTTCCATACAGCGTGCCTCCTAAATATCCCACTCACCGTCTTGATTGTAGAGCATTCCCTTCAGCCCCTCGATGACCTTGCAGGCGTCATCGTCGGTTTTGATCCGGTCTATCTTCATGTACTTTTTCATCCAGCGGTCATAGCCGTCTTCAAAACGCCAGGCAATTTTCTTCACGAGCGCATCGATCATTTCCAGTTGATCCGGAGAGGGTAGGATGAACAAGTTAGTCGGCGTTTTACCTATGCGCTGCGGTTTATATATTTTCTGCCAGCGAGCGCGACGGGCGGCACCACTGGTGCGAATGTAGTTTGACTGGATTTCAAAACCCAGCTTCTTGACGAAATAATTTATCACCGCATCCGCTTCAAAATAAGTTAAGTCTTTACTTGAATTCTTCTTTCCCTTCGTTTGCGCTTCAATGATTGTTCGGTAATTGACGTCGCTCAATCCCAGTTGGGTCTTCGCGATGTGAATCAGTTGCTTCTGTTTCGCGTCTACCATTTGTTGAAATGCCATAATCATCCCCTCCGTTGATCCTCGATTGCTGCTACTCGCTGAGAGAGCTGGAGAAATGAGACGTCGATGTCATCAAGTTTAGCGTCCGCCGTTTTTGCCAGCCGAAGTGCCTCCTGTGTGCGTTTGTAAACTGATGGCACCTGGGACATGATTGACAAGTTCAGTTCCAATAACTCAATAATCTGTTTGATTTCGTCCATAATTTCTTCTCCTAAATAACATCCGGCTCGAAGTCGTCTTGCGCGTCCTGGCAAAAATCGTCGCGGTCGGTGACATGCCGTTTATTGTTTTCAAACCAGGTCATCCAGTCCAGGCAAACGCCGCCGTGGATTAGACAAGCCTGCTCCCGTTCCGGTGCTTGATCTAAATATTTGCAAGTCCTCGGGTCACCCCCAGTTGCTTTTTCATATCTTCGATCCCTCTGCGGGTTTCTTCGGAGAGCGACGTCAGGTCGCTCTCCCTCTCCTGTGCGCGCCTTCGCTTTACGGCTTCGGCATCCTTTTCCGTCTTCGCGGCCAGTTCCGCCGCTTTGTCCCAGGCGACGTGGCGCAGGTAGTTATGATTTTTCAATCCCTGCGGCCTGGCGTCGATTGTGGCTTCCATAGCCGCGCCCCAGATTGCCGCGTTGCAGGGCCGCGTTTCGCCGCCCTGCACGTGGACCGTCCCTTCCGCGATAAGGTCCTTGAGGCTGCGGACAAGGATTTGCGCCCGCTTCCAGGGCAGGGCGTTCTTGCCCTTCCGGAACAGGCCGAGATAGGGCAAAATGTTAATCAGGACCGGCGCGGGCAACTGCACGATGGCGTCGAGCGCGTAGCGGATCGCCGCGTCATTCGTCCACGCTTCGGCGCTGGCGGTGGCTCCGCATGATGGGCAGACTAGGCGCATTTCTCCTCCTCTCGGGTCTGATGGTCATGCGTGTATCTCGCAGCATCGCCGCGCTTTTCGATCCCCAGGGTTGATAAGTGTTCACGGACCCATGCATACCATTCACGGTGAGAGGCTGTGATTGGACACAAGCCGACAGATGCGGCTTCCGCACGATATTCGAAAAGCTCTCCGGAAAGCCAGGCACGCGGCAAATACAGCCACCACGGATCATAAATGATGCTCAGTTTATCCGCCCAGCACAGCGCGGAGGGCTCCATGTGAAAAGAACGCGCATAGTGACGGGAATGATAGAGGCAAAACCATGACCACTTAGAATCATTGAAAAGATACAAGGCGATATGGGCTGCTAATTCCGGATGCTTTTCACCTTCCACGTCATCCATATGTTCCTGGCCCCAATATCCCCAGTCATGGATGATAATGCAGATCAGTTCGCGCCACGTCGGCCAGGATTGATAGATTTTCCTCCAGGCGATCAGCACGGTTATTGGGTGCCAGATGAATTGATGAACGCCGAATAAAATGCTTTTCGTGCCGGTCTTCAGTAAGGGTCTGTATTTTGGGTGGGCGCTCATCTCTGATATCATGCGGCCAATTCCTATGCCCCACGTAATACCCACCATAAAACCGATGACGAGCATGATGATTAAGATGATCATTAATTTCTCCTTCCTGTTAAATGAACCAGCACTTTTGCCCGGCTGCGTTCACGTAGTAAGGTTCTTTCCCCGGCTCATAGATAACCGCGCCGGGCTGGCCGTGCTGCTTGTAGAGGCGCTTCCAGGCGCGTTTGGCTGCCGGTGTGCTTTGCGCCTCTTCGGTGCACTTGCGGAAATATTCCTGCTGCCGGGCGTCGATCGCTTCGCAATCCGGACACGTGACAGTATACCACATCATCAAAATCAAGATCGCCAGCAACGCCAGCATGGCCAATATCACGGCGATGTTCAGCGCCAGCTCGCGCAATTCGGCAATGATACGCTTCATTTTATCCTCCAATGCTGATAGATGCCGCCCAGCCAGGCATAGACGTACCAGATGCTCAGGGCAAGAATGCCCCATTGCTGCGCCTTCCAGGCGGCCCAAAGCCAAAACGGTTGTGATACTAATCCGACAACGTAACCCCACCGCCGCACCCGGATGTTGCGCCGTCCGACAAGCCAGATCGCGAGCCCGCCCAGGATCAATATGCATGCCTGCGTGACGTCCATTAGCGCAGCCCCGTCTCTTGAAATGCTTCCGGCATGACCGGCGGCGCTTCGCCTCGGGCATCCGCTATAGCAAACGGCGATAGGCATCTGTCCGCGAAGTATGCTCGGTAGATACACAGGCTGAAAGATACGGACGGCTCGCAGTGCTTGCACACGTCGTCGCTCGCGCCTTCCGGAAGTCCGCACATTCCGTCCTTTGTGCAGTAATTATCTTTCTCATCCGTCATGCCGCTGCCTCCTGCTGTTCTACGACCCATGCAAGAAAACGGATTGCGCATAATTGCGCTGGTGTCATGGCATCGTTGCTCTTCGTGTCCCATACGGGATCACTTTCGGCCGTGATGTTAAGATTTTTCGCCCCTGCTTGATCTTCAATTATGATAATTACTTTTGCCATCACGCCACCTCCGCGACTTCCGGATCGTCTTCTTTCAGGAGCGCTTCAACAAACTTGTCGATCTCGCTGTCGGTACTCTTGATGACGACCTGGTCATCGGTATCGTTGACCGTGATGCCGAGTTTCTTGAGGTCCGCCGCGTCCATGTTTTCCAGCGCGCCCTTGATCGGTTTTTCCGTGGTTTTGATCAGGACGTCCACCTGCTCGGGGAAGTACTTTTTGATCAGCTTCACAACAACGGAATCATCCGCCCAGTGGAGCTTTCCCTTGCCCTTCTGGAAGCCGACCTTGACGCCGTGGAAGACGCACGTGCGAGGTTTGACAAAGAGCGGCTTGCTGTCTTCCAGTGCTGCTTTCAAGGTTTCCTGCTTTTCGACGACGCTCTGCACGCAGTTCTTGATTCCAGGCAGCCGCCGGCGTTTCAGGGTATTGATTTCATCCTCCAGAAACCGGATGCGGTCCGCCAACCGGGTGCGGTCGTCGGCATATTCTTTGGTCAATTTTTCGATCTCCGTTAAGTTCATGGTTTCTCCTTTCGGAATCGGCCGCAGCCCCGGCACTTGTCCGGGGTGCGGGTTTGTTGTACAATGCATGTAGCCGTGTCGATCGATAATCTGTACTGAGGGCAATGATAATAATTGGATGCCCGGCTTCCACTTCCGCCCGCGTCCCCCGCGAAGAGATCGGGCGTTTTGGTTACAGGTTCCGGTCGGCTCGGCTGCTTCTTTTTCCATCTCTGCGTCATGTTTCACCTCAATATGATGTTGACGATAAACGGGCTGAAGTAGATCATGGCCAGGATGATCACGATGATGGTCGCGCGATCCAGCCAGCGCTGCATCCGCTCCACGTCTTCGTCCCAGGGCTCCCGCTCGATGTAGGTTTGAAATTTCTTAAGCATCGGTCATTTTCCTCTATGTTGTGGCGTTTCTTTATTGTCGCGCTCAATCGCTTCCATCAAGCCGCGCAGTGCCTTCAATACGTTGGGGGATTGGCCACCGCCCATATGTGTGCAAAACTCAGCAGATGGGAATAACTTGTCCCGACTATCAGGATCGGGAATCACTACGACAATAATATCGCCATCGTCCTGTTGTAGTAATTTCAGTTTTCCCTTAGGCGACATATCTTCGAAGCGTTCGCAAGCTCTCATTACTTTTCCCCTTTTCTCAGCCAATCGCATGACTTCTCGTCGAGCTGCTGAGCGTTGCAGGTGTAATCCAGCCGAATTCGGTATCGTCTTGACGGTTGCAAACCCATCACTTTGCAGCGTGGTTCAGCGGCGAGTATCTCTCCTCTGCCAGTGATCACCACAGAGTCCTTAACGATATTTTTGCAGTTCTGGCAGTTGCATGATTCATTGGTGGACCCCTTCCGGTAATGCAGTTCGATTTTCTTTTTCAATCGTGGCAATGATCCCATGATGGCACCTCCCTACATTGACGCTGGCATCTTGTCTTGATCCGCAATTTCAATATCCAGAACGATTTCCGCCGTCACCTTCTTCGCACCCAGCTCGTAAGCTTTGTTGATGGCCTTCGCGGCGTAGTTGTTGACCATCAAGGGATACGCATGCGAGATGGTCTTGTTGTTGTTGTCTTTAATGGTCAGCCGCCTTGACAGCGCTTTAAAGGCCGCTTCATCAAAAATATCCTCTATCTTCGCGCCGATTCGTTTGAATTTCAGCGTTAGATAGTCTTTGGTGTTTCCGTTGAGTCCTTTGATTTCTGCCACCTGGATGCGTCGGATGACTTCCCGCATTTCAATATGCTTGGTCTCGTCAAAGATGGTATGAAGCTCGGTCTGACCGATCAGAATGATGCCCAATAATTTGCGATATCCGTCTTCCAGTTCATAGAATCTTTTGAGATACTTCAGCGTCGACGGGTGCAAGTCATGGGCTTCCTCTATGATGAGCACGGCACGGAAGTTTTGCTTGGAGCGCTCCAGCAGGAGTCTGTGGACCTGCCGGGCCTTAGCCTCCAGTTTCTGTGCGGGCCGTGCCTCGGACAGGTCCATGATGATGGCGTCGCATATTGACGCCGCGTTAACTCTGTTTTTGTCGATCATCTGGGGAAAGATAACGATGGTGTCGCCGTCCCGTCTCAATTGTTCTACCACTTTGCGGCGCATGATGCTCTTGCCGCTGCCGACTTCGCCGATCACCGCCAAAAACCCGCCGTGCCGCGCCGCGTCGAGCATCGCCGCTTCAATGTAGCGGTGTTCGTCGCTCATGTAGATGTCCGATGATCTAAGTACATCATCGATAAAAGGGTTACGAAAAATCTTAAAGTGCTTCATCGCTTCTTGTGAAATCATCTCCGCCTCCGTTTTATTAATTAATAGTTCCGGGTTTCCAGGCACCATTGCCGCCTGCTTCATTGTTTCCATCCGCTTCATGTGCGCACCGGCCGGGAGCGCGTTACGCAAAGACTTGCCCAACGGCTGCCAGATGTCCGCCGGCTGCATGTTCCGCTCAGTCAGCCACTGCATCACACGCCGATCCATCCGGAGTTCGCCTTCCACCAGCGTCCGAAAATCCGGCTTTTCTTTGGGTAGGTATCCCCGGTTTACGGCCAGATTGACGGCCGCGCGGCTGACGTTTGCCACTTTACCAATGGCCGTCTGGCTGATCCCGCAATCGATGCAGAGTTTTTTGAGCACGATCGGCTCGAATTTGAGTTCGTAGGCTGACGCCTCATTGACTTTAGGTCTTCCTGCTTTCGCCACTTCACTTCACCTCCTGTTTTGTCATTGCGAGCCGCCGCTCGGGCGGCGTGGCAATCTCTATCCCGTTGCTTCCACCGCATGGTCCGCAGTAACGGTTTGCCATGTACCGTCTGCTATCGCCCTGATCACCTCCTCCGCTTCTTTGACGTCAATGCCGTTCTCATAGCGCGCCCGCAGTTCCGCGTTCATCGCGGGAGCGATGATGCCGATCTCATCGCTCAATTGCTTTAAGAATGTGTAGAAGGATATCCTCCGTGCTGTGATGGTGCGCGGGACTTCCACCGCATCGCTCGTGATGGGTCGATTCTCGGGCTCGTCCGCTGGCTTCACATCCAGCGGCGTGCCTTTGCGTTCGATAAATTCGATATTGCCGACTTTGTCCGCCTGGTGTCCGAACACAGTGAGCGGCGACTGGAAGCCAACGGGCGGCGCGACGGCCATGCGCTTGTCGCCGGTGCCCTTCCAGGTGAGGCCGAGGCTTTCGGCCTGCTTTTCCATGTCGGTTTTTGCGCGCTGTGTTTCGGTATGCTTCGGTGATCTATATTCGCTATACGGCACGCCGTTGGTTAGCCGGTTGAATTGGTCCTTTGGAATCGGATCGCAAAGCCACACATAGCCATTGAAGTGGACTTCGATTTTCGGGTATTCGTAGGGGTGGCGGACGACGCTGACTTCCTGGCCTGCGGCCTGCGAATCCGGAACCTGATACGACAAACCGTCCACGCTGATAATCTGGTCGCCTTTCGCCGTCCGCGTAATGATCGGTTGACGGATGCCCAGATGGAATTGTTCATGATCCGGGCAAAGGCGTAACTGCTCGGCAGTAATGTAAGACCAGAATACGGATCGTGGGGCCAGTCCGCGCATTTTATATTCCGCGTTGACCTGGATGCACCAGTCAAGAGCCCAACGATTGAGTTCATCCAGATCCGCAGGGCGCTGAAATTTCAGCCGTGCCTCAAAGCGGTTGATATAGTGCATCAGCCCTTCAATCGCACCCTTCGCACGCGGATTGCCGGGCATGTGCGGTTTCAGATCGATTCTCAGATAATCAAAGAGCGCCTGGTTAGCCTTGGCCGAAACGATAGACCCGCGATCAGCCACCAGGATAAAGGGAACACCATGAAAGCGGTACTTACCGAGCTTCGTGCCCGATCGCCCGTTCCATGTCTGTTTGATCAGTTCGTCTTTGGGCCGCATGGCCTTGTAAAGGAAGGCCGCGCCGTCAGCGGCGCGTTCGCCGGTGGAGTAAAAGTAGTGAAAAAAGAAGGCTCCGCTGCAATGATCGACGATGGCATATCTCAACAGTTCCTTTTTGATCGTCTTGACGGTTTTGACCATCTTGTTGGGATAGAGCGTCATCTCTGTGTCGCGTTCGCCCATGCCTTTTTTATCAAGAAAGTATTGCAGGCAGTTGGTCACATCGAACTGCCAGACGTGGTTCGGATGTGCCGATAACAGATGTACATGTGGAGAAGGTTTGGTGAGATCCTTGGCTGACAGTTTCTCCTGGCGTAGGCGGGTCCGAAGCCAGGAAGTTGACACGTCGCCGGTAGCTCTACCGGAATCTTCCAGAATTTGCACCGCATCGCAGGCCGGCAGCGGGATTTTATTTGATACTCGCCGCGAAGCATACAGCAGCGTTGACACATCCAGGCATACTTCGCGCGTTGCTTTGGATTGTCCTTTAGTGGAGCGCTCCTTGCGGAACCGGATTCCCCGCTTGCCCGCATAGCGGCTGATCGTGGCCGGAGAAACATCATAATACGCCGCCAGTTCCCGAATGCGGGGCGCCGCTTGTGCAGCGGTGAGCCCCCGCAGTGTTTTTTCTACATGATCCAGAACAGATTCCGATACTGCCATGATGATGTCCTTCGTTGTTTATTTTTTGCCCTTCTTCGCTTGCCGCTCTTCAAGTTTTTCGACGACCTTCTTGCCGATGCCTTTGCCCGCCATGTTTGGCAGGTTGTCAACCAGCACGTCCGTGGACGGCAATTCCTCTTCTGTGATTTCGTCTGGTCCCATCTCGGCCGGCTCGAAATACTCATGAAGCGCGATGCGCTCGTCCGCCGTTATTTTCTGCATATAGACGAGAAGGTAATAGTACTGCCGAAGCGCGATTTCCGGCGCTTCTTGTGGTTTAATTTTTTTCTTGATGTCGGAGATTGCAGCGAGGAAATCCGTCTGCACGCGGACAAGTAGATTGACGGCGTCCTGCTCTTCCTCGGTGAGTTCGGACTTGGGGACCGTGCGTTTCAGGCGTGCGATTTCTCGCTCCTGATCATTCATGACTTTTTCTTTAGAGGTCAGAACCTTCTCTTTGGCTCTTATACTGGCCTTTAGATCTTCTCTTTCTTGCGCGTGGGTTTCTTGCAGGTTTTTAATGTAGGCTGTGATGTCTTCCGGAAAGGCGCGGATTTTGTCGTCACCGATGACTAAAAACTTTCCGTCGTCGGACAAACCGGCAGATTCGCCGTTTATGTTTTTTCCTAACCATCTAATATCACTTAGATTGACTCCTGCCAAAACCGGCAGATTTGCCGAAAATGCTTCAAAAATTGGTGTAACCTGCTCAATAATATCTTCCGCCGATCTTCTTGGATAACCGGCCTCTTCGCAAAATTTTTCCCAAGTAAGCCCTGCCTTTTTATAGTCCTTACTTTTTTTCATTTTATAAAGGACAACCGCATCTAAAAAATTACTATAATCGCGGTGTGCCTTGTTCGCCCGTATCGCGCCAACGCAATACCCCTCTTCTTTACTCGCTTGAATTTCCTCCTTTAGGCGCGTGATTTCGATATCCGCCTCCTGCCGGGCGATGGCGTAAATTTCTTTAGATGCTTCCACTTCCGCAATGGACTTATTATTGGTCATGTTTCTCTCCTATCCGAGTTGTTCTATGTCTTTTTCAATCGCCGTCCGCTCGCTTTCCAGCGTGGCTTTCTTCCGCGCCCAGAAGAGGGCGAGCCCCATGCCGAGTTCGTACTTTTCGCCGATCTGTTTGAGAAAGCCGAGTTCCTCCAGTGTTGCGCACATCCGGTAAGCCGTGTTCACCGTAGTGCCCAGGCTGGCGGCGATCTCCGTCGATCCCACAGCTCCCTTGCTTTCGGCCACAGCGCGGAGCACTTGGCCCGCCTGAAACACCGATTCAATCCGATACCGATTGTCCTTTGCCATTACTTCACCTCCCGTTTATTTTGCTTCGATTTCTCTTAAAAACAGCATCCGCTTGCGCTTCTCGTTCTGCTTGCGGTTGATCTCTTCTTCGATGCGGTGGATCTCCGCCCGCAGGGCCTCCGGTCCCGGCAGCACAAACACGCCCACCATCTTTCCCAGTATGCGCAACGGATCGCTGCACCCGACCGCCTCGCAGAACGCGGGCAAAAAAATAGCCGGAAAGCGGTGAGCCTCCTTAGACTCCGCAGTCCAACTATCCAGCATGGCCTTGCTGATTTCGCATCCGGTGAGTTCCGACATCCGCGCCGCAACCTGCCATCGTGACAGAGGGCAATTTTTCAGCGCCTGGCTGATGGCCTCGCGGAATTGCCGGTCAATGTCGAAGCTGCCGGCTGGGCGAGAGGCATTGTCTTCTTGAAAATTCTTAATAATGTCGAAAAGAGATGCCTGGTGGATGTCTATTTTTGCTTTCAACTTAGCCATTGCAAACCATCCTATTTTTGGTATGATCAAATGAAATTTGAAAGCCGCTTTTTTGCTTGGTGAACATTATGAAAGATGATGGAATCCCGGATTGGATGTTGGTTTTTGATGCGCTTTCTCCCTTGAGAATGATCCGGGACTGGCGTGAAAACGAATCCCTATCTGCTTTTTCTGGAGATCCAGAAAAGCAGTTTAAATTATTGTATGATGGATTCAAGAAGGTCATCATTGATGCCCATCTCCTTGACCCTGCTCCCCCGAATGAGGATCTTCGGACGAAGTGGCTGGCGGCGCTGGAGGCTCTTGAACACAAGATGTCTCCACGGGCGATGTTTCCCGTGGGGCGGGGAAATAAACACACCCTCTGTTAAAACGTGCGGCGATCTTTCGCGTGGCCTCTTCGCCGACGAGGTTTTTCAATTCTTCATAAATGGGGTGTCCGAGAAACATGATTACCTCCGTACTGTGTTGTTTTAAGCAGCCTTGTCCGGCCAGAGTTCTTCCACCGCCATGCCCAGCGCATCGGCCACGGCCTGGCGAACCAGCCGGATCTTCGGCCCGTGTTTTTTTGTTCCGCCGCGTTTCCTGGTGACCACCTGGCTGACAAGCGGACGAGAAACGCCGACTTTATCGGCGATCTCATCCTGCCTGATCCCGTGGAACAGCAGGAGTGCACTGATGTAACGCGGCCCTTTTTTGTTGATTGTGATCATAATTCCCTCTGCTTCTTTTGATAGTTGATAGTGCTATGGATGCTTTGCCGACTAAAACCAGACATGGTTGCAATAAGCGCGATATCGACGCCACGATCATGAAGTTCGCAGATCATATTATCTCTGGTATTTTTATTGGGATTGTCTTTAAGAATCACCTGGGCTTCCCAGGCATTAATGCCGTATTTGTAACGGCAAAGATCAATACCGTAGTAGTCAGAAAGTATCCGTCGCGCTCCTTCCACGCCGTATATCTTTCTGAGTTCGTACATTTGCTGGCTCGTTGGAAGGGTT